ATAGCCGTATATGCCGTACCGATCAGCAGATTGCCGTTGCCCTGAACTGTTGCTATGTAAGAAAGCTTGCGGTGGGGTCCTAAATCTATACCTCTAGAATCTAGAATTGCAGTATAAAAATCAGTAACAAGTGCTATGGGTTCACCGCCCACCACTCGATAGTAACCACAAGCAATAGCAATCTCAGTTTTACTTAAATGCCCAAGCTCTTTGACTTTAGCAGCCAGTTCTAATCCAATAAGAGGTTTCTTTTTGAAAAAATTAAACATTCTTTTGTGTTGTATGAGGTCATTATACAATAAAAAACCACCCCCGTCAAGCAGAGGTGGACGGTTTGGGGATTGGTTAATATTGAATAAAAAAGAGACCTAAAGGTCTCTTTCTTGTTATTCAGTTTTTCTAACTAACTCAACCGACAGATGGTGCAACTAGGGCCACAGGTGTGGAGCTAGTTGACGCAAGATCGAGCGGGAAGTTGTGAGCGTTACGTTCGTGCATGACTTCCATTCCGAGACCTGCTCGGTTGAGGATGTCTGCCCAGGTGTTAACGACGTGTCCATCGGAGGACTGGATTGATTGGTTGAAGTTGAATCCATTGAGGTTAAATGCCATGGTGCTTACGCCCAATGCAGTGAACCAGATTCCTACAACCGGCCATGCGGCAAGGAAGAAGTGCAGTGAACGTGAGTTGTTGAATGAAGCGTATTGGAAGATCAAACGACCGAAGTAACCATGAGCGGCTACGATGTTGTATGTCTCTTCTTCTTGTCCGAACTTGTAACCGTAGTTCTGAGATTCCGTTTCAGTTGTCTCACGAACCAGCGAGGACGTAACAAGCGAACCGTGCATAGCACTGAATAGTGAACCACCGAACACGCCAGCAACGCCGAGCATGTGGAACGGGTGCATGAGAATGTTATGTTCTGCTTGGAAGACAAGCATGTAGTTGAAGGTTCCCGAAATACCCAAAGGCATGGCGTCAGAGAACGAACCCTGACCGAAAGGATAGACCAGGAATACTGCCGATGCTGCTGCTACTGGAGCAGAGTATGCTACACAGATCCAGGGTCTCATGCCCAAGCGGTATGAGAGTTCCCACTCACGTCCCATGTAGGCGTAGATGCCGATCAGGAAGTGGAAAACAACCAGTTGGAAAGGACCGCCGTTGTAGAGCCACTCGTCGAGTGAGGCAGCTTCCCAGATTGGGTAGAAGTGCAAGCCGATGGCGTTGCTGGAAGGAACAACAGCACCAGAAATGATGTTGTTGCCATACATCAGAGAACCTGCAACAGGCTCACGGATGCCGTCAATATCGACGGGAGGTGCTGCGACGAATGCAACGATGAAGCAGACAGTTGCTGCTAACAGTGTTGGGATCATCAATACACCGAACCAACCAACATATAAACGATTGTTAGTTGATGTCACCCACTCACAGAAATCATTCCACGGAGAGGTTTGTTGTCTTGAAAGAGTTGTAGTCATTGTTTTGAACAGGGTTAGATAAAAGTGCAGGGAAACACTGGTAAAATATTCCTGTCTCACCCTCAGAGGCAGGTATTAAAGACGTTTTTATACACCCTATAGGTCTCGGTTTGAGGGGTGTTTACAATAGGTTAGAAATCGTTACGTTTCTTAACCCGTTGATGTATTTATCATACAACGGTTTTCCCTGCTTGTCAACCCACCTTTTTGGTTTACCAAGATGCCTGGTGCCAAAGAATCCTCTCCCATGTATCAGTCGCTACACACACATATAGGTACGTCGAATCTTTTGCCACTTGTCCAATAGTTCCTGTATCAGCAGATGAGGTAGGAACTGCAGAGAAGGTAACAGTATCGGAACCCTTTCCTACAGGAATAATACTTGCACCTTCTCTAAGATAGATAATCTTATCTGCGCTGTTGACTGCTATTTCACCATCTGCAAGATTACTCACCGTTGGTACAGATGAAGATACGGAAGATCGTTTTGGTTTAAAAATATTTGCCATTGTTAATAATAATATATTTTCAGTTATAATCTATTACCGTTTCCTGTTTTATTTCCTGCTTTGCTTTTTTAGCAGTTTGCTTTTGATTGCATAATTTTTGATTCTCTACTTCTAAATTTTTAATAGATTGCTCTAGTTTATTAATATAAGCCGTAGAGGCATGTAGTTTTGCCTCTACGGTAATCAGTTGATTTAAAAAATCAGTAGTTCTCGCCTGATATGCTTTAATGATATCAGTGTACTCAACTTCAAAGTTCATCAGCTATAAGTTCCTCCATCAAAAATAAGATTCACTGCTTCTTTATTGCTATTTATTACCTCATCTCCAGCGGTAATACCTCCAATGTATAGACTATTAGATGCTAATGGTGCGTATGCTGTGACAGAAATCTGAGGATCAGCAGTTCCAGTATCTGCAGACTCAGAGATTTCTGAAGCAGCAACCATGAACTGATTATTTAACCAGATTAATGCAGACTTCTTAGCAGTAGTTGCATGATAGTTAAATGCAACACCAGTATCCCAAGTTGTTGCTGAAGAAGGAGCTGCACCATCAACAAGACCAAGTTCTAGTAGTCTATCTTCGACTTTAACAGTCTCTGTTGAGAAAGTTACCGCAGTTCCAACAACTTGTAGATCACCAGTAACCGTTAGAGTACCAGCAACAGTAACGTCATCGGGAAGACCAACAGTTACGGTTCCATTTGATCTGGATACATTTACTTCATTAGCAGTTCCATTGATTGCAAGTACAGCACCGCTTGCGCTATCAGCAAGAGTTACGTTACCAGAAGTTACAGAGAAGTCACCAGAATCAAATGACGCAATACCTTTATTTGCATCAGTAGCATCTTCGCCAGTAACAGTTACGGTAGTACCAGTATGTGTAACATCCATACCCTCACCACCAAGGATGCTAAGTCCATGGGAAGAAGGAGTAAGAGCACCACTATCTGTGGTTACGGTCTTAACAACTGTATCTACAAGTGTTACTGCACCAGAAGTTACACCAAAGTCACCAGAATCAAAGGATGCAATACCTTTGTTTGCATCAGTAGCGTCTTCACCAGCAACAGTAATAGTTGTTCCAGTGTGGGTAACATCCATGCCCTCACCACCCAGAACACTGAATCCATGTGTAGAGGGAGTCAGAGCACCGCTGTCAGTGGTTACAGTTTTAACAACTGTATCTGCAAGAGATACATCACCTGATGATACACTGAAATCAGTAGTGTCGGAGAAAGATGCAATACCCTTATTTGCACTGGTAGCATCTTCACCAGCAATAGTAATTGTGTCATTAGTTACTGTGGTGTCAATACCTTCACCGCCAGTGAAAGTTAATGTATCTGTCAGAAGAGAAACTGAATCGTCAGTTCCACTATCTGCACCCACAGTCAAAGATGCAACAGCATCAATGAATGAAAGATTACCAGATCCGTCTGTTGCTAGAACCTGAGATGCAGATCCATCAACACCAGGAAGAATAAGAGTAAGATCTCCGCTAAGAGCTGCAGGAGCGATGATTCGTACTTTATTTGTTCCATTATCAGAATCTTCATAGAGATCAACGGCACCAGCACTTGCTGAAGTTGCTCTATTAAGAATCTGAAGACTTGCTAAGAAAGTTTCAGCATTAGCAATAGAAGTTCCAGCACCAGTTCCATTTGCATCACTATCTCCAACATATAGTGATTTATCTGTCAAGTCTAATACAGGTTCACCCTCATAAAAAATACTTCCAGGAGCTCCTGTACCTCTTTTGAGTTGTAATCTATTTGCCATCGATAAAAATCCTTTTTAATAATGTCTAATATATATATATCTAGTTATAATGTCCATAATCATCCATATTTGGATCTGGATTAGCATCTGTGTTGATACCAAAACTAGATGGGGAGACAAATATAAATTTTTCTTGTGCCGCATTGTACACTATTATATCACCATCGTCTAATGTCGATTGATCAACATCAAATAGACCAGTTAATGTTCCACTAAAATCACCAGATTCTCCAACAATAGTGCTAAACTCAAACTTACGAATAGTATGATTATATTTCAAATATTTACCATCATATTCTTCTGGATTAGATGAAATACCAACAATATCATCCAAATATTTTAGTTGCGTTTCACCGCCACCACCTATTGTAGATATTTGTTGTTGAATCCTATTGATAAAAGTTCTGTAATGATCTTGCAGTTGCTTGAATGTTACAAACTCTTGGTTTAATGGAGTTAATGGATCACTATTGTTTGTTTCAGGAGGTTCAGCAAGTTCCTCTTTTAGTGCTTCTTCTTGAGACTTATTAAAGTACTCAAAGATTTCTTCTAAGTTTTTAATCTTTTGATTTAATATTTGATTGTTTTTTTGATAATCCTCTTGAAGTTTTTCAATCTGTTTTCCATCAGTTATTTTAATCAAAGAAACTTTTTTGAATAAATCATTAACATCAGATTGCAATGTCCTGATTTCATCATCATAATATTTTACTTCAGGAATAATCTGAGGTTTTGGAATGGACTCTTTGATTTCTTTTAGTTTGAGATCTAAAGATTTTATTTCATCGTCATAGTATTTGGGTTCAGGTAAATCTGAAACAGAAGATTTAAGATGACTAATCTTTTCTAGCAATGACTTAATGTCGGAATCATAGTACTTTACTTCAGGTAAAGTGTCAATGTTTTTCTTTAGAGTTTCTATCTGATTTTCAATAAGTTCAATCTCACTATCATAGTATCTTACCTCAGGCACTACAGGAATAGATTTTTTAACAGAATCAACTTTATCTTCAAGATAAGTTATGTCATCATCATAGTACCTTACTTCAGGTACTATAGGAATAGATTTATTAACTTCTTCAATCTTCTCTTCAATCTTAGTTAGTTGATAATCATAATACTTCACTTCAGGTAGATTTTCTACTTGACCCCTAACACTCTCTATACTATTTAATATCTCATCAATCTGATCATCATAATATTTTACTTCTGGAACTTCTGGAATAGATTTTTTTACTTCTATAATAACATTTCTAAGTTCATTTAAATCATTATCATATCTAATAGGTTCTGGAACTTCTGGGATTTCATTTCTAATATTTTCAATAGTCTCTTTTAAATCACAAATATTTCTATAAATGTAAGTTGCATCAAACTTTTCTTCTTCGTCAATTTCTTTCTTAAAGTTATCAATAGATCTTTTTAAGAACTTTATTTCCTTACCGTATTTTTTATCAGAATCAATACATTCTTTTAGGTAATCTACATCGCTGAGAAGAAGATTAAACTTCTCCTCAAAATCTTCTTCCTGTATCTCTTCTACAACTACATCCTTTCGTATAGGTTCTTCAACTATATCCTGGTCACCAAATAATATTCTTGGACTCAATACTCTCCTAGATATCTCTTTATTTTTAAGAGATTCTTCTTCCATTATTTTTTGGCTGTTCAATCTATCTAAAAGATCCTGCCTCTTTTGTTCAAATAATTCTTTAGGTGACTTTATTTTTTTAGACATCAATATTGATCTCAGATTTTAATATCATTATATTTTTTGGTTTTAAATATTTATTATTTAACATTATATTGTGGTATAACTCCACCAGTTTCTGTTGGAAACTTAGGAGGTTCTGGAATCTCTGGCATTGCAGAATCTATCATTTTAGGAAGAGTATCTGCTATCGCTTTTGTAACTGCTTCTGTTGCTCGTCTACGTGCATCTTCAAGTAAAGCATCTTTATTTACATAAAGATATCCAGCAGAGGCAAGAACAGACAAAGATACAAGTCCAGAAAGAAGTGCGATTGTGTTGATTACTTTTTGCATTTGATTCTCCTACTTAAGTTTTTTCCAAAGTATAATCAAAAATGCTATAGCAGCAACAATACCAATGGATTGTAAAGGACCAAATTCATTTAAACACGTTTTCATTGGTCCTATTTCTAGAGCACCATCACATATTTCTACCGTTGTAACAGAACCATCTGGATTAACAGTTCTATCAATTACTTGTTTATCTATTTGTATTTGTGTTTCTGGTTGGGGTATAACTCTAAACTCTTTACGAATAGTTATACCATCTGGTTCTGCTATTCTCTGTGCAGTATTCATTACTCTACAAGAGTTCCTAACATCCTGCGTATCTCACGAAGTTCTTCAAAATCTTTTTGTTTAGTACCACCATCGTATGCCCACGCTAGTCCTTCGGCAATCATTTGCTCGTTAAGGGACACACTGTCGTCCCCAATGTAAAGCCAACCCAGAAGACGCCCGTATTTGCCAGTGCCACCAACAAGTTCAGTCCTAACAGACAACTCATCATCACCAGCCAACGTGCCTTCGAGTTTTTCTTTGAGCCAGTTGGTTGCGTCGATTCCAAGTGCTTTCTCCTCTAAGTTTTTGGTTCGCTTCTCTGGTGTATCAACTCCTGCAACTCTAACTCTTTCTTTCTTATAGAGGTCAAACCCCAAGTCAATAGTAACATCAATAGTATCTCCATCAAGAACCCTATTGATCTCCGTCACTCGGAAGTTGTAGCAGCTCTTCCTGCTCGGTGGTTTCAATGCCCCCATCTTCTAACTCCTGGTATGCTAATCTCATTATTGTATATATGTAATAAGCTACTCCAAACAATAATATCAATAGAGATATAATAACACTCCAAGTAGGATTATTAATATCAGATAAAGGACGAAGCAATAAGTTCACTTACTAATCTCTTCTTCTTTTTTCTTAAGAGTTTGTACTGGTTTAGTATTTCCATTACCATTATTATTACTATTAGACTTGGATGGAGTCACCCCAAAAGTAGCTAAAGTTCCAGTAAAGACACTGGCAATAAATGTAGGATCAATTTTTTGTTGTGGAATACCTGGAATAGAAACATAGTTAAGTGTCAGTATCGCTCCAGTCCATACTAAAACAATGAGTCGAACTAGACTTGATATACCTTCTTCTCTCCAATCAAACTCATCATCATCATTCCCATCTTTTATTTTTTTAGGAAGCATAGACCTTAGTAAAGATTTCATGATTATTTATTTAATAAAACCATTCTCTTTTAACCACTTTTCTGTAAGTGGTGTCGGTTCATAATCTGTCCA